ACGAGCATGGATTTCCTTCCGTGGTGATATAGCTAATCATGCGAATCGGCGGACGATTTATCATTTTTTCTGCTCCTTATGCGGTTGAGTACCGCTGTGCTGCTGGTGCGATATTGCACCTGTTAGGCGGCTTGGTAAGGTACACCAATCGCAGTAAGGAAAGCGAGCGCCTCGGCCTTGCGGAAGAAGTTCACAGTCTCGCATGGGCTAAGCTGAATCCACCAGTTCCCGTCTGAGCTATTCGACTTGGCAAGCAGAGCGGTAGAGAATCGCTCGGTGGCCTTAAACGCGAACCGATAAGCCGTTTCAGATCGGTAATGTTCAATCTCTTTCTGTACCCTGATAGCGTCAAACTTCATTTTTGTTTCCTCCCTTGCATGATGTAATGGTAATACATCTGTATTACCATTATCAAGGATTATTTTCAACTATTTTGCGCTGCCTGTGGAAAACGTAGGAATGACGTGTTTGCGCTTGCGATGCAGAGAGCGCCAGGTTGCGGAGTTGGCCGCAATGCAGCTCGGGCAAACGTAGCGGCCTGACTTCTCAGACCATCTGCGCGGATGGCCATGAACGCACGCTTTATGTACCGTTCTCGTACCCATATACGCATCCTAATACAGATGTATTCACGTTGTCAAGGGGAATCGGAACAGTTCCAAATTGCACAGACGAACGCGAACATATATGCAAATGTGAATATGTATGATAAAGTGTATCCATGAATGACCAGCGCCAACCCGTGCAAGTCGCCAAGCCGCAGCAGCTTGCGCCCGCGCTGTTCCCGGTATTCATAATGCGCGTTGACCGCATATTTCACGTGGGATGGGTAAGGCGGCTTGACAAGGTATACCAAAAGATTTAGCCTCGCGCTTATGGATGATAGAGAGCATAATCACCCGCCGGAAGCAGCCCGATACGCCCAGCGCATCCAGATTGTCCGAGATTACAGAATCAACCAAGCACGCAAAGCCGAAGCTGCCCAGCACACGCAAGTACTACTCAAAGCACGCCGCGAACGACTGCAAGCGAGAAACGCGCTATAATCGCAGCAGGAGAACGATATGCCAGCAGGACGGCCAACGCTTTATTCTGTCGCACTTGCAGATTTTGTGTGCGATAGGATAGCTACGGGTGAGTCTGTGCGCGCTATTTGCGGAGATGCAGATATGCCCAATGCTGGGACCGTGTTTGATTGGCTCCGCAAATATCCAGATTTTGCTGAGCATTACGCACGCGCGCGAGAGCAGCAGGCCGAGAAATATGCCTCTGAAATCATAGAGATAGCCGATGAAACGCCGACGTGTGCGGTGCCCGATCCTGATGGTGGAGTGTGTGTACGTGTGGATGCGGCGGGCATCCAGCGCAACAAACTGCGCGTCGATGCCCGTAAGTGGATTGCTTGCAAGCTGCTGCCTAAGGTATACGGCGACAAGACGGCCATTACTGGCGACGGGGGCGGCCCAGTGCAGATCATCACGAGCATCCCCAGGCCGCCTAAATAGTGGGCGTATTGTACCCATATATGGTACAATGTACCCATGAGTAGAGTAACGCGGGAGATGTGGCATTGTGATCTGTGCGGATGGGAGTGGATGCCTGATAGCAGCGCAAAGCCTGCGCGGTGCCCTAACCGGGCTTGCCGGTCTCGCAAGTGGGATAATGGGAGCGTAAGCGTAGCGGCTACACTGTCGGTCTCCAAAGCCGAACCCGCTGGTTCGAGTCCAGCCGCTCCCGCCAAATGCACCCAAACCGGCCATACCGGATTCCAACGTGCGGACGGCTACTGGTGCACAAATTGTCGGAGGATGTACCCATGATTAGGCGATTCGTTCTACTGCTGCTTGTCTGCTTGCTCTCTGCAAGCCTTTCAGCACAACACGCCATTGGCCCGGAGCCGCGTGTTCCAGCGAGACCTGTTTCTCAGCCTTCCAACCATGCGGTGATATACGCCACCGTGAGCGCGGCGGTAGTAGTTGGGGCAGTGCTGGTAATCGTGCATCACAGACACCACCGGAGGCATAAAGATGTACACTCACAGGTGAGGTGATCTATGCCAGCCTACAACACTCAGCCAATGCCCACACCCAAGCCTGCGCTCTACACCGGCGACCAGATCGCGCTGGTCAACAATGCCGCATCTGATAGCGGCGTACTAGCCACGGAACAGGTGGCCATTGCTCCAGCGCCAGGCGATACGGCAACCTATTGCACGGTGTTCAACGGCACCAACCAGGCAGTGCAGATGCAAGCCGCCCCGTCGGATAGCGCGTCGCTGTACGCATCTCTCGGATCGTCTATCGCAGCAGGTGCGCTTGCTACGATCTCATGCGCTGTGCCTTGGGTGCGCGGCCTGTTTGCCACGGCTCCCACAACCGGATCGCTTGTCATCTACCACGGATAGGCTATGGACACAGTAGAGCGTGACGAGATATACGAATGGGCGATCAACGCGCTCCGAAGTGGGGCGACGATTGATTCTCTCCGCGAGGAGATTGAGGCCGCGTACCGCCACGTGGAAGGCATGAAGCAACGGCCTATTTTCTCAGGCATCTATCCAGATAAGGAGGTTTAAGGGTATGGGTCTATCAGGCGCAGAGCGGTTTGTAATCGACACGCGCAAGATTTACGATCCATACCCTTTCCAGTGCCGCTTCCATGCTTCGGCAGCACCATACGGGTTCATGGGCGGCGCGGCTGGCCCCGGCAAAACGATGGGGATGCTGATGGAGCAGTTCCAAGCGTGCAATGAGTTCAGCACCGAGGACGGTCCCAAGGTCCACACGATTCTGTTCCGGCGTACATTCCCCATGCTTGAAGCCACGGTGATTACCAGGTTCCGCGAGTCGTTTCCCAAGGAGCTTTACCGGCAGTACAATGAGGGCAAGAACCAAGTCACATGGCTGAATGGCGCTACGACCAAGTTCGGCTCGATGCAGTATGAGCATGATGTGTGGGGATGGCAGGGCCAGTGGTTCCACATGGGTTACGATGAGCTTTGCGAGTTCACTTTCAAGCAGTGGGCAAGCGTTGCGGCCTGGAATCGCTGCCCGGTGAGCGATAAGCCCCGCAAGTATGGGGCAGGAAATCCCATCGGTATTGGCGCGATGTGGGTAGAGGATTTGTTCGTTAAGGGCATTCCTTGCATGGGGATGGACGATAGTCAGAAGGCAGCATTTGACCCGGATGACTACGATTACTTTCCGGCGACATACCTCGATAACCCTATCTTTGCCAATGACCCCACGTTCCTCAAGAACCTGGAAGCGTACCCGGCAGATGTGCGCGATGCGCTCAAGTTCGGCTTGTGGGGGGCGGCTGGCGGATACTTCAGAGGCGTGTGGGATGAGAATATCCACGTGTTCAAGGATGGCAGCGTTCGGTTCCCGGACTGGTATCGCCGCTGGATTTCAGGCAATTGGGGTTATGAGCATCCGGCCAGCTACTACAAGCATTGCATGGGTCCAAACGGGGAAGTCTACACATACGATGAGCTTTACACCCAACATGAGCAGCCGGAAGACTTGGCGGAGCACATTGCGGAGTGGGCGGTCGAAGAGAACGAGCACGGCAAGATGGAGATTCCGCAGTTCATCAATTTCACACATTCTTTCGATGCGGAATACAGTAAGGCAACAGCGACGATGGGCGCGGATATGCGGTCTGTCAATCAGCGCATGACGCCGGTTCTGCGGCGCGAGGGGATTCCAATACCGCTGCCGAGCACAAGGGACAAGCTGGGGCGCGACACGCTGATGAGGGAATTGCTGGCCAAGCGGATCAGGTACGGAGAGGATGCAAGTGGGCACCCGTTGGAGTATCCGGGCTGGATGGTGAGTGACAAGTGCAAGCAGTTGCGCCGGGTGATTCCACTGGTAAAGTCAGACCCTAAGAGGGTGGAGCAGATCGAAGGTTCGAGCGACGGGTCTGACTCTCCGCTTCAGGGTTCCGGGTATGGGTTGTATGCAATCTTTGGGCGTCCAGCCTCCAAACCGTTGCAAGTGAGGCAACAGGAGTATTATCAGAGCTTGAGTCCCAAGGCGGACATGACGGCAAAGAGCGTGCTTATGGCAAAATGGAAGCAGGATAACAATCCGAGAAAGGGGTCAGCATGGGCAGCGCGGCAGTGATCTTCGTTCTTTTGGTGGTGATTGCGATTATGGCCATTTGCGTACAGGACGATAAGCGCAAGATTAAGGCACTGAAAGAAGCACGTGATTTTGCGCTTGGAACTCTGAGTACAGAAACCTCCCATAATGCTCGACTTGAGGCAGAAATTCAGCGTCTCCGCAAGATTCCTTTGACACAACCCCAGGAAAAGAGAGATGATTCAACCATCAAGGCCAAGTCTTCGGCGGATGTGCGCCGGTTGACCGAGGCGGCGTTTGGGTTGCAACC